TTTTAAGATCACAAACTTCTCAGCTGGTTGATCTTCAAGATCTCTTTTTATATAACTCATTCCTCTTCAAGTTCAGCATTAAGATCAGAGAGACTTTTCTTAGCTTGTCCAATCGAGATCCCTAATGAGACTCTCGCTTTTGGATTCATACCGATGCGATCTTCTAATTGTCTGATCTCTGCATCTAATTTCAACATTGCTGAATATAAAGGGTTTAAAACGACCTGTCCTTGTGAGCCAACGACCAGTCTTTCCTTTTTAGCTTGTTTATAGACTCTCTCTCGCTCATCAATAAGCGTTGCAAGGCGATAAACAGCTGATTGGTCTGATTTAGTATCAACAGCACTAGCGAGATCACTGTTCCAGAAGTCTTCCCACCATTCTTTCGTGATTTTTAGATATCTTCCTTTTAATTTCGGGATTTCTCGCTTTTTATAAGCACTAATATCCACCACAGTTGGGCGAATCCTGTGTTCTCTTTGATCGAGTGGTTTAGCTTTACTCATAAAAATAAAAAATCTTTTTTGAAAGTCTCGAGACTATACAAGTCGGAAGATGATGGGCATCGGGATATCGGCGTGTCCTATATACCTGCATTTTTGACCTACCCCCCATAAATACTGCAATCTCTGTGTCTGTTTGTGTCAGTTTTTGCTAAGTTCCCAGCAGTTTCTTAAGCATATAAGGTCATTTCTACCTACTAATTTGGTTCAGATTGTTGCTTGTTTAGAACTGTTGCAACTACGACAATAGACAATAAGATCTTGATATTGATCTCCTCCTTTTGAGGTAGGCATTGGATGATCAGCTGTCAGATCAGTTGCAAAGTGTGGTCTTCTCCTATAACCAGAGCAGATATATCCATTCAATGCGATGTGTCTGTTGACTGCATCCTTTCGATATTTCCTTTGCCGATAAGTTATCGACCTAGGTTTTCTCTTCTTTATAATATTTCTGTGGATCTCACATCTTCTTTGTTGCGAAACTTTTCCACAGTCTAAGCAAAAGAACTTTGGCATTATGGAGAGAGTCTGCGTTGTATCTCTATGACTCTTTCCTCTATGGCACTAAGTTGCCAGTTGAGGTTATATAAATCCTTTTCATACTGATACTGGTCAACAAGATCTTGGTTGTTATGTTTGTGAGGTTCAACTTCAATCTGTTGATCTATGCTCTGGATCTTATCCAGTTCACTATCAAGCATCTCAATCATTATTCTGTTGATCTCCATCTGTTCATTAAAGTCTTGCAATACTATTGCGAACATTGTGATGATTACTAACAGCGAGATAATATATCCCATTAATGCTTTAATCAAACCAGACTTCTTCCATTATTGGATTAGCCATTAAGAACATAGGGGAGTTCTTGCTTTCTAATTGACTGATCACATCTAAGAACAAGAATTCTTTTGCCTTTGATGGTTTCATATCTTCTTGTCCTACCAATTGGATTATGCACTGAGCGAAGTCATAGACAGCGACAGACTTTGATCCATTAGTTCCTGCACCTAAATAAGCTGGAGTGAACTCTGGCAAGATAACTGCTTCAGCATTCAATTCAGCTAAATAACTATAAGAGGGATGTTCAGTAGCTTTTATCATAAGAGTTTTCCAGAAGACAGTTATTGGATGATTAATACAAGAATAACACGCCGATGGGAACGAATTAAAAATTTGCCTGTTTTTATTGATTTTTTTGCTTCTCAGCAGTGTGACCATATCTGACAGCTTCAGCTGTCGCAATGAACTTATCTTCTCTTATCTTGATCTTATCTTGTCTTATCTTATCTTATGTCAGTTTTTCCTTGGAATTCCAGCGACATTCCATGGAATAGGTATGGAAATTCCTTGGAACTTCCTTGGAAATTCCTTGGAAAGATATGTCAGAGGTCTCTGTTATATTATTTATATGGGATCAGCACTGCCTTATGATGATAAACACGACAATGAAAAGCGATTAATTGACTGCGATAGTTGTGGCAAACGCTTCCTTTTATATCCAGATAAGATCCCCACTTGCAATGATTGTTTGCAAAAACCATCAGAAAGAAGAATAAGATCACGCAATCAGACACCGATCGCTTTTATGTTTGAGGAATAAAGATCAATAGATCTGTCCATCGAATTAAGAGTGGTTCAAAATCACGAAAGACAGATCTAATCTCTATTCTAGTCCTTTTTCGATCTGCTTATCTCTTATCGCTTGACCAAAAGCATCAGACATCTCTTGATCCTTTGCATCAAGAATATGCACATAATATTTGGCAGTAGTTCTTGGATCAGTGTGTCTTGCTCTCTTCTGGATCTCAGCTTCTTTATAACCAAGATAAGCCAGCATCGAAAGATGCGTGTGTCTCATATAATGAACATTCGGCAAGATCTGATCTTCTGGAATACCTGCCAACAGCTGTGTTTTCTTAAACTGTCTAGACCAATAATCTGGAGCGATCAATCCACCCCATCTGTATTGCAATACATAATCATTATCAAGAGTCCCTTGGAGTTGATGATATAATTCCAACGCATCAAGGATCTCATTGAGCGATTCATCATAGACAACCTCTCCGAAACTTCCAGATTTAGGTTCTACAATGTTCACCTCACGACTTGGATAGTTTTTTAGTTGAGCAGTTCGATTGATAGTCAGTGTCATTTTCTCACGATCAAAGTCAGAAAACTTCAATGCAGTGATCTCACCTCTTCTGAGTCCTGTATAAATACCAATATAAAAGAAAGCCCACCACATTATGGCATCAACAGTCTTTGGCTTTTTATTTAGATTCTTAAACAAGGGGAGGAACTCAGTGATCTGATCCATAGTCCAGATCTTCTTTGCTTTATCCCACATCTCTTGTGCAGTTTTTTCTCTGTCAATCTTTCCAGCTGTTGGATTGGTTCTAAGATCATAAATGGAGATCTCTTCAATATAAGCTCTCTGTTCAGCGTATAAGAGCATCGAGTTCATATTCGCTTTAAGAGATGCCATATAAGACTTTCTCACATATCCTTTTTCAAAGATATAATCTTCCATCTCCATAAAGAATCTTCTCATTGTAGATCTAGACAATTTGTTCAGTGCAACATCACCCAACCCAGTCAACTTGACCATCTTGATAAAAGTCACAATCCCAGAGCTGTTGACCAACTTCTTTATCCTGTGATCTTTCCACTCATTTTCTATAAACTCAAGAACTGTTATATCTGAAGCAATAAGATTGTTTTGATTAATTCTTATTAGTTCATTAACAACTCTCTGAGTTTCAGCTTTCGCTTCTGATTGTGTGTCAAATGTCCCGATCTGTTTGCGAACAACTTTGCCATCAACCTCCACTGAATAACTTGCTTTCCAGCGAATATTTTTTCTTCTAGTGTCCTTGTGTGGACTTCGTGCTTTAGGGTTCATAATATTCCTCATTGTTTACTTCCTCTCATTATGAAGCTGTGCTGGGAATGGGTCGCTTTTGGGTCGCTCTCATATCCAAACAGCATATTTTTTATATAATTTATGGAAGATAAAGACCAATAAATCATTAAGCTTTCTGATATGACCAATAAAAAAAACTTATGATTTTTTATCGACAAGGTAGATGTCACAAGTTCAAATCTTGTATCTCCCACCAAGAAAGCCCAATGATTAAGGGGTTTTAATACTTCCATAATATTAAGTATAGCAAAAAAAAGCCGATGGGTCGCTCTTGGGTCGCTCTGAGATTAAATTATATTAAAAACTCGAAGAGAATCGACACATTTGGAGCTGGGTTGATCGCAATAATATTGATTAGTTTTGTTTATTTTTTTAAGGATCGAATGACAAGATTTGCATCGATGTTTATCACTGATCACTTCTTTTTTCTTTCTTTTAATAGGTCACGCACCTTTCTGTGATTGTGCAGTCCTTTTCTTTGATCTGGCAGAAGATTGCCCCAGACACCATCCAAACATTTGTATTCAATAGCAAATGCCAAGCACTCAGCTTTGACTTCGCACTCTTCACAGTAGGAGAGAGCTTTTGCATAGATCTTCTCGATCTTCTTGCCTCTAGCATCTCGATCAATAATGAAGCTGTTGACATCTACACCAAGACAATTGGCACGATCTCGCCAACGATAGTTTGGATCTTTTATTAATTCCTTAACCTCACCAAGAGGCAAAAGTTCATTGTTCATATAATGCAACGAAGCTGACCAGCAGACAAATGGGCATAAGTTGACTGATCAGCTTGTTGTTAGGTGTTAAAAGGGGAGTTCTTCTCCAGTCTCTTGCTTCATATCTGCAAGATGCATAAATGTTTCACTCCAATGTTTGACATTTGCATTTCTGTGCATATTTGCAAACCTAAACACTGGGAGTTTTCGATAAAACATACCCATTCCATTAGCAATGACTTTCTTATATGTCTCAATGTCTGGAGCTTGAAGACTCATATCTAATGTAGATATCGCATCTAATATGCTATAAAATACGACAGCACAATCTTCATCAACCATTTTCTTGAAATAATCAACTCTATAATCAAACTCTTGATCCCAGTCATCATATTCATCGTTTAATATAATTTCACTCATTAGAAAGGAGCATCCCCCTCTTTGCGTTCAGTGATATCAATTTGACTCGCATCACTTATTATCTGTGACAAATGACTGATTATGTGAGTTATCTCCAAAGCCATATCATTAATCCCAGAGTTTATACTTTTTATGTGACTTAGTTTGCCAATATCAACTCTGAAATTATGTTCATCGGGTGGTTGTGGGTAGTTATAACCATTCAATGGATCTTTGTCCACATCTGCCATGGCAATTTTTGACTGAGTTTCGATCC